CAAAGTGAAAAGCCCTCTATCTGCTAAAGCCCTATTGCAATCGGTGCATGAATTGACCAAGTAAAACCCGATTTTGCGCTGTTTAAACCATTTATGGTTTTTTGAGTCGCACCAAGATAAGGGCGGGCAATGGTCTAATTCTGTCCACTTATCGCCACAGTAAAAACAACCTACACGGCTTGACCAATGGCGTTCATATCTTTGCCCGTATGTTTTATGCAACATTTCCCGATGTTTTCGGGCGTTTAAGTGGTTCGTCATGCCTTAACCCTTCTTCCATGTATCAAGAAATCAAAATAACGCCTAGAAAGCCCGTTTTAATCCGTTTTAGCCCTATTCGTTGGGGTGTTTGTCGGTGCTGGAAACTGTAACCAATCCAATGTGCTTCAAATCCATCTCAGTAGTTAAGCCCAAATTATAGAAATGTGCGCCCCACATGATGCAAATTCTTACCCCTTCTGCATAGTTTCCGCCGCCAATGGTTCGCATGATATGGCGCTCAGATTCGGTAAATTTGAACAAATGCCCGTGCATATCGTCATATTTTGGCCTATTTGGTAGGGCTTTTGGCATCTCTTAACCCTTTTACTTGTTGCCTCCAAAACTCAGAAATCAGCAATGCGTCTGCCAAATTGTGATGTTTCTTGAGTTTCAGAGGTGCTTCAGGCCACAGCATACGGGCTACATCTAGGCTCTCATGCTTGCCTTGTGGCAAATGGAAGAATTGACGCCAGACCTGCGGGCGCACAAAATGGCACGGCAAGGTGCTTAACTCGCATATTGCAGTTATTGCACCGACTGCCCTTGCGAATGTCCACATGGCGGAGGCTGATTGTCCTGGGCGACTGTATAGCATCTCTATCGCTATTTCGCCTCCTTCATGGGCGGGTGCGGCTCTGAGTAATGCGTTTTTCAGCACCATTGCACGAATGTGCTTGTCTTGGTGTTCAATCATAAAAGATTCAATGTAATTACCCTCTGAATCCAATACGCCTACTGCACCCGTGGCACTTGCGGGGTCTACCCCGATGAACACAGTCATTTCCAGAACCTTTTGAGCAAGTCTGTCGCAAAGTGCCTTTGGTATTCTGTTTGCTTTGGAGTAGCCAATTTACGGGGCTTCTGAGGTAAAACCCCTTTGTAAACCTCCTCCTTTGTCCTGAAAAGGGAAAAGCACATATTGCACATTCTTCTACGATAGGTGAATTCCTCGTGTTGGATTGTCTCTGTAATCCTGTTTTTGTCTGATTGACACTTAGGGCATTTCATTTTTTATCCTTGATTTTTAGTATCCATTGAATGACTTTTACTATTGCTATTGGGTCAGGTAGCATCTTTAAGTTCCTTTATCCTTTGGGCTATCAAGGTAGGCAGAGTAGGAAAATCTGCTTTCAATTCCTTGGCTCTCCATCTGGATTGCTCTATCGTCTTTGGGTTCATTGCTATCAAAGCATAATGGTTTGTCAGATATTCTAGGAATGTCTCCTGTCCGTTGTAAGGCTTGAGTTGTGATAAGTAAGGACATTGGGTAGCCTTCTCTGATTCTGTCAAGGATTTGGTTGGCTTCATTGATTGTCATTTGATTTTCTTAGTAAAAATGACCAAACAAACCCACCGCCGACTTTGGAGACAAACTGCAAAGCCACGATTTCAGGCATAAGACCGCCAAAGGCAATAGTTGGGAAAGCAATAGAGTCCACGCCAGCCCCTACAAGATTTGAGCCGTTAGACCTGACAAACCAAGACTTGTCCGCTAAATAGTGATATGCCAAAGAATCTGCAATCATTGATAGGGTAAATGCCACAAAGGAAGCAATGGCAATCATTCCTGTGGCAGGGTTAAGTAGGTATGAAGCCACGCTTGCAACTAGGATTAAGCCACCCATCTTGATTGGCAAATGCTTGTTTTTCCAAGAATCATGCAGTTTGTCCCTTATCGATAAGTCTAGGCCAATCAATAAAAAACTGTTCAAAATGCTAAACCACGGGCCAAAGTAGGCCACCAACAGGTTTGCGGCAACGAGTGCGGATATGAAAATAGCAGAATAAATCACAGTAATGACCCTTGTTCAACTTGATGAAATCCCCAAACTGGGGGTGCGTTAAATGCTTCTATGCGTGAGCGCATGACCTGCGCCCTTGCTTCTTTGGTTGGCGGTGGATAACTTACATTCCTCCATTTGTTGTCCATTCCTACATTTCTGCCAATGTTGGTGCTGTCGGCAGAGGCAAAGGGAAGTTTGCTAAAAATGCCTGGGTCAAGCATCCGCAAACCATGTAGTTTGCAAGATGGACGGCCTCTGTCATCACATAAAACCCGCATTGCCTTGCCAATTTGTGACCACCACTCATTTGTCCCAATGACAGCATATGCCCCAGAACTACCTATACAAACCCGCACATAGGTATTTGCAAGGCGTTCTAGGCGGTCAAAACTCTCGTGCATATGCCACACAGGTGCGCCAAACCATGTTGGGAAGGGGCAGTCTTTCAGCAAAGCATCGTTGTCTTCCTCTGAGCCATCTATGACATCTGGGATTACGGCAAAGTCGCAATGAGGGATTTTCTTGTTTTCCAATGCCCAATCGTAGAAACTTGTCCAATCTTTTACTGGATTGCCACTTTTCCATGCTGAAAATGCCCCGTTATCTAAGGCAAAGGATTGGGCAATGTCAACGGCAGTCCCTAGTTGGTCAGGGTGTGCATAACTAATGAAGGCGTGACCTGCTTGGATTGCATAGTTGGCTACTGTGGCAGGGGTGATTGGGAGGCCATGATAGTGAATCATTGCTTATTCCTTATCTTGATTGCCAACCAGTTTGATTGTGTAGGGGCTGAGTAATGGACAGCATTGATCTTTTCTTCCTCACAAAGCAAGGCACATTCTTCCCGTTCCTTCAAAACTGCGGCTTTTAACTTTTCTTGCCAATCAGTTTCAAGTTTTTGTAATTGCTCTGATGTCATTTTCTGAGCCTTTCCATTGCGGCTCGAATCTCTGGTGGCATGGGAACGCCCTCTTTTAACTTTCGCTCAACTTCAAGCAAAGCAGGATCACGCTCAAATCTGCTTGGCACAGTCGTAAACACTTGATCTGCTTTGTTTTCAGGTTTGGCAACCCATTCAGCCTTGAACGATACCCAGTTGCGAACAACAATCTCGTTTAAAACCATATCCATAGTCCAACCCGCTTTGTCTGCTTCTTTTTGTATTCCATGAATTACAAGTTGGGTAAGTTGGGCTTTCTTGGTTTTCCTTTGTTTAACAAAAGAATCCCAAACTTGTTGTGAGACACCTTCAGGTGCTTCTATCTCTTTCTCTTTCTCTGTCTCTTCTCTTCTCTTCTCTGGCATATCATCTTGATATCCCTCTGATATACCATTGATATCATCTTGTTCCAACCATGCAGATAGTCTTGTAACTATATCTTTAGTATCCTTTTCGGACATTCTTAAACGAAATGCAAGACTTTTTGTCTCAGGAAGTTGTCCACAGTCTTCACTCGCTATTAGCCATATCATTACCAAGGCTTTTGCTGACTTTCCATCAAGTTCGTGCCAATTTAAGTCATCAAGTAAATCCCTGTATAACTTAATCCAGATTGGCTTCCTATCCTTAAAATGCTGAAACTTGTTCCAATTTTTAATTCTCATAAATCGCCCATAAAAAAAGGGCTACAACTGAAGTCTCACCTTTCGGTGTTGACGGACTGGCGTAGTACCAGCAGACTTCATGTGTAACCCTACTACGAAACGCCGTCAAGCGCATGGAGTTCATTATATGGAAACTCTAGGAAATGTCAAATTGTCCCCAAACTTACTAGGATATTTCAGGAAATCAGATGCACCTACCCTGTTGCCACCATTTTTCAGGTCTGCCCCATCATAGGTTTCTGTGGTCGTTCCAGCCGCCACTCTATCCTTGTTAACCCGTGGAGTTTGTTCTGCCAACTTAGCCACCCCAAACCCCGTAATGTGCCAAGTTTCATCAATCTCCAACGCAAGCCCAAAGTTCTGAAGGTCGTTCAAATAACGCAGATAGTGGAATCCTTGGTTTCCAACTTCTGTATCCTTGTCGGTAAAGCGTTTCAAAGATGATGCGCCATGCGCCAACCTCTTAAGAATTGAGATATGTTGTTGCTTTAGTTCCATGTAGTCTCCTTTTGACAGGCAATCCTATACTTAAATTTAGTTTGTCAATATAGGGTTTGTCCTAGTTCACAAGCCTTTTTTAATCATTGACAATCCTCTCACCAACTTAAAAAGGAGTGAATATGTCGGTAAAACCTAGTGACTTTAAACATGAGATTTGTGTCTACTTAGAGGGCATTGGCGAGTGTCTTGTCTGCTTTGACATACTGAGTCCAGGCGATGAACTCGATGCTGACCACAGCGATGACTACGAGATTGACTTTAGCGTGTTTGACGAGCAAGATAAACACATTTCTTATGATATAAGCAAGAAGCAATATAACCATTGCGAGAACAAAGCGATGGATGAGATGTTAGAGATAACAACGCAATGGCGAAAAGAATGGGAAGAAATTAGCGTATGACAAAAGCAGAGATGATTCAGCATTTACGCATGGCGGCTTGTAATGAGAATACAGTCACAGGCATGGCAAACGCATTTGACTTAGGTGCTGAACATGAACGGGATGTTATTGCTTCCATCATCTTCAACATGGTGAAAGAACAGCATCTAGCCCAGAACATTGTTGACACAATGAGGGTTAGAGAATGAACGACAAACTTGACCAAGCATTTGACGAACTAGAATTTGATGATGTGACTGACCAGATCAGAAATAGTACCTACCTTGCTGAACAACGCAAGATTTCTACTGGTGTTACAGACGGAAGTATTCAACGCGCATTGGTCAGGGATTTGACAGAGAATCTACGCTCGTTACCAATCAGTAATGATCCGTTACTAATTCGTAATGATGTGTTAGAAGAGGTGGCAGTCGAGTTGGCTAAGTTGCCCTTTGGGGACACAGCCGCTAGTTTTGCCGCATTTGTGAGAGCGATGAAAAGTTAATATTTTTTAAAACAGGAGTTAATGATGGATAGACCTACTGTGGGTATTACAGCCCCATACCGCAAGAGCGACTACACATACAAGGATATGCTGTTAGATCGTATCAAAGACCTAGAAGCATTGGTTGCCAAACTTGAGCAACGTATCAAAGTTCTGGAGGCAAAATGAAAATACAAGACGAACTACAAGCAATCTATGAAGACGAATCTAACGTCTACTATTGTTGCTACTGCTTGCAACCACAGGGCGAGAAGATTGGCTGTTGCCAAGAGAACCATTTTGTCGAGTTCAAGTATCTTGATAACGACTGTAAACAGGAAATTGCACAGGAGATTCTTAATGGATGATTTCAACCCAACCACCCGTATGTTCCCAAGAACATTACAAGAAGCGTTCCCAAAGGATTATGTCAACGAGAACATA